CATTTTCGTTAATTGGTACAGATGCACTTAATATTCTAGTAGGACTAGGTAATATTGTATGACCTTTAAGTTGATCTTTATATGTTGTTTTTAATGCTTCTATTATTGTTGTTTTACCAGTGCCTTGTGCACCTGAAATTGCAAATCTCATTTAAATTGCTCCTTTAAGAATACTAACCACATTTCTATACTTATGGCTCGTAATTTAAAGGTAATTTCATCAACATTCAACCCTTTAATATCAGTTTGTCTAAATGATACAATTTCACCACAATCAACTTCTGGACTGCATTTATGAATAACAACCCCTGAACGTTCCATCTTAAAATCGAATGCTACTTGTTGAGGATCAGCACCTTTTAAGAATGGATAATTAACGATATCACCAGGATGTACATTATAGATATTGTAACGATTACATATATCAGCTGGTATAATACGGTTCCAACCATGTAAGGTAATTAAGGTGTTATCTGGCGATCCAAATACTTTTTCATACTCAAGACTGGTAGGTCTATTAGATATTAATTTAGCATCTAACAGTCTTAGTAGTTTACTATTAGGATTATTGGTTATCGTTGTAAAATTATCAGTATCACCGAATCTATGAAAACTCATTCGACTAGTTAATACATCTACCTCTGTACCAGTAAAACTACTTAAAGTTATCCATCTCATTTTACAAAGCTCCGGAACATATCAACGTTATATTTGATTAATTCCATATCAAAATCAGTATGGCTTAAGTATTCGATTAATTTAGTGCTAACCTTATCAGTTAAACCTTCATCAGTATACCGAATACCATTAATAGCGTGTACAATAGGATTACTAGTGTCCACACTTTCAATGAAGCTAAACTCAGGTTGTTTATAGAATTTGAATTCTTGAGGAAGTGAACAACCTAAAAGGTGAACTGGTTGATGAACGTTAATAATATCACTAGTAAACATAAACCTCATAAAAGACTGACGGCCTAGCATCCAATTTTCTAATTTATCATCACTATTACCGGTATAGAATGCACAGTTAAAACTTACTGCAACTTTATCAACCAATGGAGATATTTCACGATAGCAACGAACAGCATCTGCTACAGATTGACCTTGAATAACACCAATCGTTTTACCAGGTAGGTCATAATCCTTAAGCCATTTATATACATTTTCAATTGTAGCATCAGCATTATCTAACACATCTGGTATAATATATTCAGTTGGTTGTAGAATACTAATCTTATCAGCAAATGCATCAGGATCAAAAGCTTCTTCTAATTCAAACACAGAATTGTCAAGAATAACAGTTCGACCCATATTCAATGAGTCTTTAAAGAATTGAAAATATTCTGGATTTTCATCTAGTAAATGTACCAAACAATAATCGTAGTTGTTAAAGTTACGACTCTCATTTAACAATGAGATAGGCACTTCATGGGATATTAGCATAGATGCTCCTTATTTATTATAGTTATATAAATATATGATAACAGTTATTTTATGGTAAGTCAAGAGGTTTTTAATGTCTAAAGAAATTTCAATAGAACGGATTCGAAAGGAATTAAGTGAAGAAGAAGGTATACGATACGCAAAATATCCAGATAGTAAAGGAAACACTACTATTGGGATAGGGCACAACCTGAATGCACTACCGGTAGATTCTATAATTGGAAGGAGATTGGGTAACAGTAAACTATCAGACGCAGAAATTACTAAGATATTTATGCATGATATAACTCAGGTAATTAACGATCTAGATGATCATGTACCATGGTGGGATACCCTACCAGTTTTTGGACAATACATATTGGTAACACTATCTTTTAACATGGGTGTTAGTAAAGTATTAGAATTCCGAGATACGGTTGCAGCATTAAGACGTCAAGCGTGGATAGTTGCTGCAACCGAATTACAAGATTCAAAGTGGTACAGACAAGTTGGTAAACGTGGCCCTAAATTAATTAATATTTTAAGAACTGGGAGATTCCCAGATGGAGCATCAGAGTGAAATTATCTGAATTATTAGAAGCTCAAAAGCCTATACCAGATGGTGTTATTCACGGTAACATGAGTAAGGAAGAGCAGTTAGCAGTTATTAAAACACGTGGACAGTTGTTAAAAGATATGATTAAAGCTGGTAATGAAATTTCTGAGGAAGTTCAATTAGCAGCTGTACGTAAAAAAATTAATGCATTAAAAATCTTACTAAAAGCTAACATTGTACCATCTGAAGCAGTTCAATTAGCAGCTGTTAAGAGAAATCCTAAAAATATTATAGCTCTAATAAAATCTAATATACATCCATCTGAAACTGTATTGCTAAACGTAATCGCAGGTTCAAAGGTGTATAGAATGGGATCACATTATATTCGAGAACTTTGCAAGATTCCTGATTTAACCGCAAAGGTAATAGAAACTATTCTAGATGATAATATGGCTTTTTTACCATGGGTTATTCAAAGCGGAAATACTCTAACTCCAGAAATGTTACGAAGAGTGTTAACTGATGAGAAATTTATTAAACAACAGCACTGGCGTAATAGAAGTAATGGTAGATCTACATCAGCATATGAATATGATGATTTTGTAAAAAAATATTTTAAAGATAATACAATATTAATGAATAAATGGTTGCGTTACGCACAAAACATAAGAGAATTAACCGGAGAAAATGATGACTAAGTTACAACAACTATTAGCAGTACTATTATTAATCACATCACATCAAGTTTCCGCAGGTGAAAAAGCTTGTCATGTAACTAAAGTGATTGATGGTGACACTGTCTGGGTGTTATGTGGAACTGTAAAAGAAAAAGTACGATTAACTATTATTGACTCATTTGAAAAGTCTAAAAATAATCGTGCATTTAAACAAGCTTATCAACAAAAACTTCCAATTGAAGAAGTGGTAAGACGTGGTAAACTCGCTTCTACATATACAACTAAAGAATTATTAAACAAAGACGTAGTTGTTAAGTTTAATGATAAGAATTCTAAAGATCAGTATGGTAGAACGTTGGGTGAAATTTATATAGGTAGTGTTGATATTAACATTAAACTACTTTCAGATCACCCAGATGTCTTTTTGAAATATTAAACCGCTACTGGTGCTTTAATATACCCACTATACTTTTCTTTTGTTGACCTAATTCTATATATTAACATAGGTGGGGATATTTGTAACTGTCTACCAGCTTCAGATAAACTCATATAATTAACACCATTTATCTGAACTGGAGTAATTTGACTATTATTTTTAGTTCGTTCAGATATTGGAATTTTATTTTTAGTGTCACGTATTTTTTGTTTAGTTTCTTCAGTATGATGTCTACCATAAAATGGGTTTTTATTACCAGTGCGAGTCTTTCCATATTCTGATAATTTTCGACTTGCTTCTTTAGCTTTTTCCTCTCCAAACAAGTCGATATTAGTTCTACCTAACCTACTAACAATTATACCATCTTCCTGTAATTTTAACATTCGAACACGTGCTGCATCCTTTACATCTTGTGTATGAGTTTTACCAAACATTCCATTTTTATCACCCAATTTACCAAATTTACGTTTTCGATCTTCTTCAGATAACAGTGATATATTATGTCTAATAGTCTTACTAGTACGTAAAGATATTTCATTATTTAATGGGTGATTAGTTCTATTATCTCCACCACTTGCTTTACGTCCAATATTATATAAATTAGGTTCATTATCTAAATATCGTTGTTCAATGTTATGTAATTCAAATTTATCTCTAATATCACACTCTTCAATAATCTCAAATAAAAAATTATTAGCACCATGTTTATTGTAACTACGTTGTAAATATATATTATGGTGCTTATTTTGCTGTAAATCAGTAGAATGTTTTTTCCACCTATTAGTTATATTTTCTGTACTACCAACATATTGTTTACTATTCACAATATTATAAATTCTATAGATATAACCTTGCATTGACATCTCCCATAAATATTAATATTTATGGGTACATCTAGAAAGGTATCTACAATTATACCGATATTGGAAATTTTATTGCTGACAATGGTGAATATTCAGTGACGGTAAAATCTTCTAAAGTGTAATCGTAAATAGATTCCTTGTGATTTAATGTTAATATTGGCGAATCTGGTTCTTGTTCACGAGAACAATATTCAGTTGTCTGTTCTATAGTGTTATTATAGATATGACAATGTGCTCCAGAATGATATAAACTACCAGGTGACATATTTAGTTGTTGAGCAATCATGTATGTAAATAACGTACCCGTTAATAAATTACCCATTCCAACTCCAATAGGATAATCATTACTTCGTTGAAACATATGACAGTTTAAAACTGATAGATTTCCAGTATGGTCTGGTGACACTATAAAACTATAAAATGCATGACATGCTGGTAATATTGCACAATTATTAGTATCCGGTCTCCAAAACGTAAAACATGCTTGTCGAGATTTCGGATTAGCTTTAAGAGTATTAATAACATAATCTAGTTGGTTATACCCTGGTGTTGTATCAACGGTATCTATATTAGCACCAAAATGAATTAAGTTAAACCCGTAAATATATCCACCTGATCCCTCTGGCAAATTATGTTTTTTTGTAAAATCTAAATTTTTCCAAGGGGTCCATATCTTA